ATCTCTATCGTAAGTTGGCATTGCACCTTGTGGTAATGGATCGACTACAAGAGCACGACGTGCAATTCCATGGTAGTCTAAGTTCCTACGAATTGGGTTTGCCATAGCTTGAGCTAAAGCGATCTTACCATCTTGAGTCATAATAGCACGAGAAATAAGCTCATCACGCTTGTCGTCACTTAAAGAAGGTTGTCCTGCAAATCCCATGTTAGATGGGGTGTTCTCTTCAAGAACAGCCGCATATTTAACAAGAGTTTGTAGTGCATCCTTTAAGGATGAGGCATTCATGTGGCCTTGATTATTAAACATATTCATGTTTGTGTCTCCTATAAGAAATTTTTGCCAGTCTTACCAGCTAAATTCGTTTAATTAAACGAGATTCAATTTGAATATGTAATTATTACCAGATAATGAATTTATTTCCACAAAATAAAAAGCCGAACTGTTAAGTTCGGCTTTGAATCTTATTCAGTTACTCAATTAAGCAGCTGGTGGATTGAAATAGAAGGTTGCGAATGCAAATTGGCGAGGACCAAGAGAGCTAACTAGACCAGATGGGCTGTTTAGAGCAGCTACTAATCTGTTTGGAGTGGTTACCAAAGATCCGTTAGTTTCGAAATCTACGAAACGACCTACGATAGTAAATGCACCACCAGTACCAGCTGGGGCAGCACCAGAGTTTGGTGTTAATAGACCAGCAGTGGTGTAGTAAAGAGCAGATCCTACTGCAATAGTAGTATTGGTTGGTTGCAAACCTGTAGATGCGTTGGTATCGCATGCATCAAGAGATACTGCATAAAGACCTGGTTTTTCCCAGCAAGTTACCTTGCCTGAACCAGTTGCAGTGTGAGGTCCTAATACGGTTCCACCAGTAACAACTTGACCCACAGTTCCTCCAACTACAGAACCAAATAAAGTTCCGTATCCAGAGATACCTTCATCAGCAAGCATTAATGGACGAACATATGCATCTAAAGTCTTAGTGACTACTGGACGCTTAGCAGAAGAGCTGGTGTTAACATAACCGTCGAAAGAATCGGCAGCTGCCTTATCACCTGGTGGAACTGCAGTTGCTACAAGAGTAACAACTTCACCACCCTTAAGAGTTAATACCTCAGTGTCAAGACCATCAAATTGACCCAATGGTTGAGTACCTGGTTGTAATAGTTTTAAAGCCATGATTTTATCCTAATTTTTTTGATATCGAGATTATGATCTTCGATATGAAACTTACACCTTAACTTACAAAATCTAATTTAATATTTGTTTATTGACAGATCTTAGAAAAATATTACATCAGCAATTTACTTAATTCGTCTGCTTCTCTTTCTATATCTTCAATAGATTTTCCTGATTTTGATCCTTTATAGTCTCTAATAGTTTGTGGGGTACCACTTAAATCTCCAACTCCACCACCAAAATCTTCTTTGGCTTTAGCTTGAGCTTCTGCCAAATCACTAGCACTTTTCTCCTCTACAGAGTGTGATGCTTCCATTATCTTTAATAGTTCGGCTACACTAGTTTTAAATGGACCAATAGCATTAACTACATCTTGAAAATCATCCGCAATTAATGATTTAGTTCCACCCACTAAACTTACGCCCAAAATTTCAGTTTCTAACAATTCGTCAACCACGCCCTTATCTTTAGTGTGTCGTGATTTATAGAACGATGAGCTAAAATTCTTGTAAATAGTATCAATAAAAGCACTCATATTAGTAATTAATGTTCGCAATTTAGCTACCGCATTAATTACTGTATGTGTTTCTGGTTTTTGAGAAATTTCAATCAGCTCTTTAGCGTCTTTTGGTCTTTCTAAATCTCTAATAACAGAATTAAGAGATCTATAAGTGGTCATAAATTCGCCTAATCGATTCTTAAATTCACGAACATCTGTTAATAACTCTTGATCGTAATTGTGACCCATTAAGCCCAATCCATAATTATTATCTTCTAAGAAATCATCTAATTCTTCTATTAATCTTTTGTAATTTTCTTCTAACCCTCTATCTGCATTAGGCAAATGTTGATGAGCATAAATAGCTCCTAAAGCTGCTGCAGCAAGCCCTACTATCATAGGGTAAAAAGCCTGTTTTTTTAAGCTTTGTTGAACTTTATAGTTAGTTAATTTCATTAGACAAGAATCTGCTAATACACGCAAATTATCTTTATTGGTATTATCAAAATCATTAGCTAATCTAACTAAAGTTAAAGTTAAATCTTTTTCAGCATATTTTCGTTGAGTAGATAAGCCATCAGGAGTCTTATTAACAAGTCTTAATAAAATGTTTTGCCTCTCAGATTCACTTTCTACTAATCCATTTAATTTATCATACGATGGAGATACTACGGCCGGATTCTTATGAGCTATTTCCATTATATTTTTTTCATAACTCATGTCTTTAGGTGTATTTGGCTTAACATTGTATAAAGAAGCAATGGTTTTTGCATCTAAAGAATCTGCTCTTCCAGTTTGCTCTAATTTTTTCTTAGAATCATTAGAATCATTGGAAATCATGCCCTTTTCTTGAGCAATTTTGACAAAACTATCAAAAATTTCACTTCTTTTCATGTTTAACTCATCCTACCTGGTATTTGTTAATAATATGTCTACCTATGCCTTAATTATTAAGTATTTTCAGCGACATCATCTATAAACATATCTACAATTTGTTTTTTTGAGGTAAAATATTTCGGTATAAATACCATAGAATCACCAGCAGAAGACCTATTGTATATTACTATTCGATCTCTTATTACTTCAAAGGCCGGAGATGTTCTAATAATTGCTTCTTTACCATCTAGTCCAGAATAAACATCTTTAGCAAATTGTACTAACATAAATCCAATAGAACTTTCATCATTAGGTATATTTTCTACCCAATTAGAGCTTCCAATATTATATTTCTTGTCAGTATAAGTGGTTTTAACTGGAAATTTTGTTTGTTTAGATACCGTTTGAATAATAGCCGGCTCTTGAGTTGATGGTTGTGTTATTGGTTTACCATCTTGAATGGTATCATCCAAAGCATTAGGCCTACCTAAGAATTTATTAATTACATCACCAGCTACTAACAATCCCGCAGCAGCCACTGCTACTTTAAAAATCCACCCTAATACTTTAGTTAGCAAATTCATGGTAGTTGATTTTCGACCACTAAACATAGATAAAAATGATGGCCCACCCTTTTTATGTAATTTAAGATGATTATCATATTCTATCAATGCTACCTTTAACATCTTAGCATCTCGTAATAATTGTGCAGCAGATCTATTTTCTAATAAAGACAAAGCGCTAGCAGCCTCTTCTTCAGTGGCTGGTTTGCTATGCTCTTGTACAGAGCTATTTACCATTTCATCAATTTCATCAGAGGTAGTCTGTTTATCACCAGAAATAGCATTTTTTAATTTATTCCAAATAGATGACAATATGCCTTTAACATCAACCTGAAACACACTCATTGCTAGTCCCAATAAAGCGCCTAACCAACCAAATCCTAGAGAACTAAAAATAATAGAAATAGCGCCGGGCGCCAACATATTCAAAAGACTTCCAGATTTATCATTAGGATCAATATGATTACCGAAATAGTTTTTTACTTTATCAATTAATTGAGAAAATAATCCACTAGCTTGAGCAGTTTTATACAATGATTCATTAGACAATAGAGTTTCTACTATCATAGTATCAACATAAAAACTGATCTCACTATTTTTAATGATCATTTTTTAAATCCTTGAACTCTGCCCGCATCACTTAACCAACGATTAATTATTCTCATATTAGCGCGATAAACAGGGGTTTGTCCCTCAACTATAGATTTTTGTTCTGGAGAAAATATTACTCTATCTTCACTGCTACGTTGACGTACATATGAATTATAGAATAAACTAATAGCACCAAAAACAGCCTCTACCGCTTCTGCTAAGTTTTGAACAAAAGAGGAATAACTATTAACTGGATCTCTTAACCATTTTACAACAGCATCCGCTCCACCTACTAATGGAAAGTCATATCTAACTGCAACTAATGATTTAGAAATATTTTGACGTGCTGTATTGAATTGTGCATGTAGTTCTTGCACGGCAGTCTCTGCGCTATTACCAGTATCTGCTAAAATCTTTTCGTATGCTCTAAAGAAAGCATCAATATCATTCAAATTAACAGAGTTTAAATTAAGCGGCATGTATGGCACTACATTATTAAGATGTTGGCCAGTAATGGAGCCTCCTACACCGCCCGCTCCTGGGGTACCAGGGCCGGCACCTACTCCTGGAGTTGCAGCAATACCAGTTCCAGGATTAACTACAGAACATGGTTTACCATCTTTACCACTTAGAGTTTTACCAAAATTAGTTACTGACATTATATACAAAGCTACAGCTTTACTATAGTTGGGAACTATCTGATCATCTCCGGCCGCCACATTACGAAGTTGTAGCGCTCTTTTATAAAGAATATGAACGGCTAAACATGGATCACCATCACTATCAGTAGCCCCAACAATTACTGTCTTGGCTGGAACCTTACCCTGAGCAGGAATAGTAATTTTAACCCTACGATTACGCAGCCATGCTTTAAAAGAACCCTCATCTTTTAAATCTCCAACAGTTAAAGCATTAACATTATCAGGATTAGTAATTTGAAATGGGTGATTATCAATACCCTCATTTATATTATCCATACTAAGTACACTAGGTACTACATCAACCACTAAACGTTGATCTAAATTATCAGCTGGCTGTGGACTTGGGTGTGTTAGAATTGGTTGTTCGCCTTTAATTCTTAAGAACCCATTAGTTTCACCAATAATAGAAGCTAACATAAATTGTAGTACTCTATTTTTTTTAGCTTCTGGGCTATCTCGTAATGCTGATAAATATTCTACAACTGATTCTTTGTCAGCATATACTTGAACTTCTTTTGGTTGCCTATCAATAGCACGATCATTTCTATTAAATGGCAAAGAGGTGAATGCCCAAGCTTGTTGAGTAGGATCATCTGGTTGATCTCGTTTAGCATCTACCTCTGCTTGAGTCCAAGCAAATCTTTTACCTTTCCAAGTCAACTTATTGGTTGCTGCCCAAGTTAAAAAGTCACCTAGAGTTCTAAAATTAGCTGTATTGGCAGTTATTGCAGCAGTAGGGGCTCCTTCTACACCAATAGGTACGCCAGCGGGTGGAGCGGCAGGGTCTCCTAAGTCTCGTTGTAAATTATAAAGTAACTTTAAAGCTAATTCATAATTAGGAATCGCAGCAACTATCCTTCCTTTTTCTGATGGATCTAGGGCGGCATTCTGTGCTTGTTTTTGAATAGATTGACTACCAGCTTCAAGCAATGATTTTAATAATTGGTCATTTTCATATATGAAAGACATTTATATTACCTTTATCTATAAGGATTAGTAAAATCACCACTATTATCTATTGGTGGTGTTGAATCCTTAAGAGGCTGAGGGTTTGACGGAGAAGATACTGGCTTATTAGTATCAATAAGTTTACTAATATTATCTATCATATTCTTAACTACTTGTCTCATTACTGGAGCATTATTAACCTCATTTGGTTGATATCCCAATATATTTACCATCAATTTTTGTAAATTTTGACGATTTCTTAAGTAGCTTAAAAATAATCTATTATCAACAACAATAGGTTTTTTATCTTTATCAAAAACTCTTAAATAAGGTAAAGATATCTGTTGAGCATCTTTCATTTTTTCTGCTTGATTTGCATCTAAAGCGGCCGGATCTTTTCCTGGTTGAACAGTTAATAATGGAATATCATCAGTTATGTATCGTTTATAATATGGATGATCCATAATAGATTTAGAATAATAACCATAAAATTCAGTTAATTTTTCTATTATAGGAGTTATGACCGCAGCTTTATTTGCCAATTCTGGTTGTGAAACACCTTCTTTGGAAGGATCTTTTTGTTTAGGGATGGCATTCTTAAGTTTAGCCAAATCACTTCTTTTAAAAGCTCTAGGATCATTGGGGGCAACCCCGCCCAACGCTTCATTAGCAGTTACTAATGCAGTGGCTAAAGCGTAAACATTACGTACAGCATTATTAGTTCTAAAATCCCACATACCATCTGGTAATGATTCTTTAGTTCCAGGCCCAATTCTTCTTAAACTGTCGATTACATTATTTAACTGAATCAAATCGGTTGGAAATTTAGCATCTCTGGTATTTGCATTTGGATCTGGATTGTATTCATCGCCATGAATATCAGATCCTGCAGAAAATTGTTCAGCTAAGAAATCATTAAAATTTCTACGCTTATCATCATCAGAAACCTTATAAACTACTTTACCCTGAGCGTCTCGTTCTGGTTTAGTTTTGTATTTAACTGCTGCATCGGCAAAAGCTTGAATGGCTTTCTGCATGTTCTTAATAGAAGAAGACCCCGTATATCCAACACCCGTTCCAGACCCACTAGGTACTGTTCTTGGTCCCTTTGGGACTTGACCTGAAGTAGGTAATGGTGGTGGTGGTGGCATCCCATCATCAGCATACTTATTAATCCAACCTAATAATTCTCTTATTTTTTTACTCATTTCAATTTCCATCCAGATTCAAAAGCAGAAATGCTTTGTTGAATTTTATCTAATTTTTCATTATTGATGGCTAGTTTAAATGGATTTTTATCATTATCTTCTTTAATATTGTTTAATGATTGGATAACTTTAGGGGGCCAAGATTTAATAGCCTCATTATTTAATACGTTTGTATGACTGCTTAATTTGGCTAACCAATTTTGTAATAACTTAATCCTATTATTAAACTTACCTACTTCACCTTCAGGAATATTTGATGGTATGTGATAATCTTTAAGAGGATTATTTGCTTTTTCCTCTTGTGTTATTTCATACATCATATTAGATTTTCCACCAGCTTTAACATGTGAAACGTCTTCTAAAATAGCAATAGCTCTAGCAATTTGATTGCCAATTGGCTCTAATTTAGGTTGTACCAATTGCCAATTTGAAGGACTTAAATCTGATGATAGATTTTTATAAGTTGAATAAAAAATACGTTGACCCTCTTGGAAAAAAGTTAAATTATAAGGATAAACAAATTGATTCTTTAATCTTCCCAAAGCCATAATAGGATCGAAGAAAAATGCTCTTTCGCCTGGAAAAACTTCAAATATCTTTTGTAAACCAGCTATTGTTCCATCAGCGCTACTATTAATAGAGCTAATTTGAGAGGCTAATTCTTGTTCTAGCACTGGTATATCATTAGAAACAGCCACAATTTTTTTAACTGCACCAATAATATCATAACTAGCTAATTTACCAGTTGGTGTTTTCTCTACTATTTTGATATTTTTAAGTTGTTGATCTATAATAGTTTCGATAATAGCTAATTCATTACCATCAATTCCCTCTAATTTGTGACTACCTTTAGGATGGGCTTGCTCAATCAAATCTTCTCCAGTTTCTGAAAAGGCCTGATAATTAGTATTAGCTTGCTTATATCTCATTAGCTTGTGTTCTAAATCTATGGCTTGTTTTTCAAATCCAGATTTTCTCATTTGAGAACACAAATATAAAACCTTTTCTACTAAACTATTAGAAGTTGGGGCCGTTGATTTTTCAGTAGAAGCCATTTTGGTAATAGTCTCAGGCTTAACTAAACCCTTTTCATGGGCTAGTTTTTCCAAAGAACGCATAACCACAGAATCTTCAAATTTCAAGTGTTTAAAAGTCATAAGTATCCTCAAATAACAGTATTTACTATAATAAGATAATATGCGTTAATATTTACTGTTACAATTTAGCTTAACAACTTTTTCTACTACCTCTACGATTTAATAAATCAAAAAAATAATGCTTCTATCATAGGATTCATAGGAGTTGGTGGCGCTGTAACCATAGCTATAGCAGGATGAATATTACTTGGTCTTCTAGTAGTTAAAAATCCAACCTCACTAACATATAAATTAGCCCTAACAGGATATTGCTGATTAGTTTCATATTGATCTGTTTGAAAAAACATTCTTTGAAACCAAACCGTTATCCTACCAGATCCTTGAGTGCTATCATCACCAGGAATATTAGCTACATAATAAGTATAATTAACAATAGTTCTAATAGCATTAGGAGTACCAGTTCCTGTTAAATCAAAATTTAATGGGGTGCCTGCTACAAATTTTATTACACCATTTTCTGAATTTAAAACCACATCTACAGTGGAAGTAAAACTAGAAGAAACTATATTTGCTTTTCTTAATTCTGCTTTAATATCAATCGGTGTAACAATAGTGCCACCTGGCCCTGCAACACCAACTGCAGGCACAATAACCACTTCATTCCAAGACACATTTGTAAATGCCTTAGTTTTAATATCGTCAATAATTCCAAGAGGAGCAGTACCGTTACTAACAGTTGCCATTACTTGATTACCAATAACTGTAAGCTCTGCCACTTGCCCTGGCTGAAATTCAGCTGACGGATCACATATAAATGAAGCCGGAAGGGAGTTTCCAACCTGGACGAGCCTCAAAATGGTATCCCCCTGAAATCATTACAGATTTCTATTTCCGTGCAATATAAAAAGTTTTTCATGAACTATCCTTACCACAACTATACTGGCTCTTGATATATACTTTATTATGCGAAGAAAATTCACACAAGAAGAAATAATATCAGTCATTAATCTATATAACATGGGTAAAGAACAATGGGAGATAGCAGAGATATTTAATAGTGCGCAAACTAGTATCTCTGCTATTTTGAAACGTAATGATGTTTCAACTAGAATTGGTAAGAAAATAAAATACACTGATATTAACTCAATATTTTTCAAAAACATTGATTCCGAAGAAAATGCTTATTTTCTTGGGTTTTTATATGCAGATGGTTGTGTACAAATAAAAAATAATGCTTATACCGTAACACTTAAACTAAAAAGTGAGGATCAAATAATAATAGAAAAATTCAGAGACATAATGTCACCATCCTCTCCCATTAAAATATCTCAAAGTAAATATTCTTATTTTCGTGTCAATCAAAAAGAAATATGTGAACAACTTATTTCGCATGGGTGTGTGCCTAATAAATCATTAGTGTTAGAATTTCCAACATCAGTTCCAAATGAATTAATTCATCATTTTATCCGAGGATATAGCGATGGAGATGGTACAATCTATAAAAATAAGTTACAAAAAACAATAATATCAAAGCCATATGTAAATACCATATGGAAAATAATATCAACTACAGAATTTTGTAATCAACTAGCAAAAATATTAAAACATCAGTTAAATATTAACTGTTCACAATCATTATCGAAGGCTAAAACCAATAATATTACTACCACATTATCAGTAGGTGGTAATTTACAGGTCAAAAAAGTTTTAGATTGGATGTATCAAGACGCTACTATATATTTACCGCGAAAATACGAAAAATATATAGAATTTATTTCTTAATCACTATCTTCAAATGTTTTATCTAAATCATTTTCAGTGATTTCTAGTGAATCTTCTGGAATATCTGCTTCTAATAAATCTTCATCCCAAGTGCCTGGACTACTTTTAGGCATTTGATCATCAAACCAATCACCAGTTGAATTGTCACTTCTAGTAAACTTATCGTCAAACAAACTCTCACTATCAGAGACCTCTTCTGGATCACTATCTATTAATCCCAATTCATTAGCAATACTTTTAAACACCATATCTTCATTAGAAATAGTGGGTTCTGGTTCATCAAACAAACTAGTAAACTGAAGCTCTTCTTCTACTGGTTTTTCTTTGGGCACATCTTTTAGACTAGTAAAAGATAGTTCTTCATTTGGTTGTGGGTTCTCCGGATCTACTGGAGTAGCGGGGTCTTCTAACCATCTCATTATTTTGTTATAAAAATCTACATCTTTTTTAGAGCTAGCTACATCATTAACATCTTCAGAAGTAGCTAATTTCCCCAAAATTCTTAATATTTGATCCGCATTAGCAGTCAATCCATCTTCTTCTAATATTTCAATGGCTGCATGTAAATATTCTGCTGCCTTGACAAGGTTGCCCATGCCCTGCTTTTTTTCATATGGCTGCAGCTCTTGCTGCATACCTAACATTAACTCATCTTGGAAATTATTCTTTGCCATGTTTACTCCAAATTATGAAGTCTTGCTAGAGAATTGTTGGGCCAATCCCTGCAAGACTTCAGTCACTTCTTTGGCTTGTTCTGTCATGCCGGCTTGATCAAAAATTTCAGCAGCAGCATTTAGATAATCAACAACTTGAGCTAACCTCTTAAACCCATATTTGGTTTCCACTTGATTAGAAACCAAATTTTTTTCCATGGAACGATAAATTTCGTTCTCGAAGCTAGCATTTTTAAACATAATTCCTCTTATGGTTATTTTTTAGAAGGAGCCTTAGCTTTTTCTTTAGCTGCCTTTTCTTTTTCCTTAGCAGCCTTCTCTTTTTCAGCCTTCTCCTTAGCCTTTTCCTTCTCTTTTTCTTTGATTGCTTTGTCTTTAGCCATCTGAGTGTCGCGCTTCTCTTTTTCCTTTAGCTTAGCTGCCTTTTCTTTCTCTTTTTCTTTGGCATCCTTTTCCTTCTCTTTAGATTTGGCACGAGCATCGTTAGAGTCAGACTTCTTATCCTTCTCTTTTTCTTTCTTTTTCTTATCTTCTTCTTTTTTCTTAGCCTCAACTACTAAAGATGCTAATTGTAAGCTAAAAGTAGCAGTTTTTTCTAAACCAACAGAATCTAAGGCGGCAGATGCGGTTAACAAACTATCAATTGCTACGTCATAAGCAGCTTCTGCTTTTACATCCTCATCTTCAGTAGAAGCACTATTAGCATCCCAAGCTTCAGTAGTATCTGATACTACAGCTGCATCACTTGCTGATGCAGAATCACCGCAATCACATTCATCTTTCTCCTTATCACACTCATCACATTTATCTTCATTATCAGAAGCAAATTTATATTGAGTATTAAAAAGAGTTTTATATTCGGCACTCTTTAATGCTGCATCCATGGCTGCAGCAACAAAATCTGATACACTATTTTTAGACATAATATCCTCTATTTCAGTTTGTTAATGCTTAGAACAATCTCTTGGAAGTTCTAGCAAATGCTGCGGACAATTGAGACCAATCATCGTCTGCTGGAGCAGCAGTGTTAATTTCTCCAGAACCAATTACTCCAACTTGTGGAATACGACCGGCAGCCTTATGTAAGACTGGGGCGTGTTGTGCAACGACTCTCTTTAGAGAATCAAATGATTCATCATTAAACTTCATAATTTCATCTACCTGAGCGGTGACATGAATTCTATCTGACGCACACAAACCACGCTCAACCATATCATAAGCCAACTCATAAGCTCTAGAAATTTTAACCTTGTACTTGTTAATTTCTGCTTCCAATTCAGCCTTGACATGTTCTTTAACTAATTCACTGGCAAATTCAGAACCACCTTCAGCTTGCGCCCAGTATTTTCTGTAATAAGCGACTGCATCCTTATCTAATCCTTCAGCAACTAAATTATCTAAGTCAGATACATCAAGTTTACCTTCAGATACTAATCTGTGGATAGCTTCTGCTTCTTTACGAACCTTTGGCGGAGCTTTTGCAAGATCCATCATAGCTTTGTTAACTTCTGGTAAGGTTTCTACACGTCCAAGATTATCAGATGGTTTTACATCTAAATCAGTTTGTCCGTCAGCATGCCTATCAGCTTCACCTAACATATCGCTAAACCTAGCATGAGACATATCTTGAACTTCTCCATCATCTTGTTTACCAAGAGCATCAGCGGCTAATTTAGCTCTAAGAGCTGCTCGGCCTGCCTTGGTATTCAAAGATGCTTGGTTAAGCATTTCTGGTTTAAGATCAGTTTCTGGTTTTAAATCACCAGCTTTAATATCATTAGAGTCATCAGCCAATGCATCTGCTGGAACTTCTCCCTCTTCAACTACAGTGTCAAATACTGGATCTTCTCCTGCATCACCCTCTTCTAAGTCCATTAAACTCTTAACATCATCCAAATCTGAATTAGTATCAGAGATCATGGCCATTAAATCATCGCCATTATTAGCGTCATATTCGCCATTCATATTTTCTCCTTCAGCTAATGCCTCAAGTTCAGCCTCAATTTCAGCGCGCTTTACGATGGCTTTAGTACCACGAGCATACTTAACAAAAGCAGTCATCAATTTAAAACCATCCGCAATAGCAGACTTAGTTTCAGTTAATGCATCTTCTGCAATACTTTCAATTAATTCACCATTAGCACCAGATACAGTACCCTTGTCATATAAACCAACAATCATATCAAGTTCTTGAGCATGATCATTCAAATTAGCTATTGCTTCTTTCATAGCTTCAGTTAATGCGCCATTAAGATCTTTTCTGAAAGTATTTAATGTGTTGGTGCTAAAAGATGCTGCGACACCCATATCTGGAGTTGGCACACCTTCAGCATCACCCATTTCTGCTTTCTCACCTTCAAGAGCTCTAACTGTTTCAGCTAAATCAGAGGTAATGTCTCTAGCTTTTTCAGCCATTTCAGTAGCTGATTCTTTTACATCGCCAGATTTACCAGCATCTTCAACTGGTGGGGCAAGATCAGCTGCCGGATCCATTGGAGGGGTCTCTACTGGAGGAATAGTTTCAGGAGCTACTTGGGCGCTCTTAACAAGAGAGCGAACCTTATCTACTCCATGAGACTTTACTTTTTCAAGTAACTTGGCTCCAAAATTCTTTGTTGCAATATCAGAATAGTATTTGTTAATTTGTCCTCCAGATAAATCACTGACAGAGGCACTTAAAATTAACTTATCACCACGATAAACTTCCCAAGCACAATCTCCTTGATTAATAGAGCCGTCACCGTTGCTAGCATAAGCAAACTTTGCGCTTAAAGAAGAGGCTCTTCGAAGCATTTCTTTACGCTTTAACTCATCAGAAACATCTGCAGAACTTGGAGATGGGTGAAGCCCATCAACTGGACCGACACCTGGAAATGGTTTTTGTCCAACCATTTGCTTATCTTCACGGTCACGAAGTTGTTCGTTTAACTTATCAGCAGGATATTTAGTTTTATTTGGGGTTGGCTCATTAACTCCGCCACCACCTTGATAATAACCTTGCTTGTTATTAAGAGCAGCTTTGGCAAGATTTACGATAGCATTACGACGTTGGGCACGATCTTCTGCTTCGGCACGAGCAAGCATTTTCTTACGCTCTAACTCATTACTTGGTTCTGCAGAATCTGGGCTTGGATGCATACCATCCACTGGGCCAACATCTGGGAATGGAGATTGTCCAACCATTTGCTTATCCTCCCTCTCACGAAGTTGTTCGTTTAGAGGGTCTTTTGGATATTTAGACTGCCCTGGAGTAGGTTCATTAACTCCACCAGCACCTTGGTAATAACCCTGCTTATTAATGTTGTTTGTACCTGACATAGTTTCCTCTTGTTTATATGTAGAAGTGTTTGCTAACTTATCTAAGCTTTGTTTCATTTGGCTCAACTTGGTTTCGATGGCCTTAGTGACCTCTTGAAGCTCAGCGATAGGGTTCACCCCTACTTCAGTGGATGCATATCGTGCATGTGGGGGAGCCAATCCAGAATCAATTGCGGTGTCTGAATCGCCAGACAATTGATTAGATGCAATTTCATTAGTATGTCCTTGCATATTTTCTTCATTTAATGAAGATTGCAGATTCTGGAAATCTGCAATAGCCTTTTCAACATCTTTTTTAAATGTGTCCAAATCTTTGGAATTAACTTCAACATTAGTTATTGTACCGGAACCATTTGTTGAAAATTCATTTGGTTCACCTGTAGTAAAACTTAAATGAGCTTTGAAGTTCTCTGCAAATTTTTGTAATTCTTGTTGCTTACTTTCTACATAAGCATTCAATGTATTGGCGGCCGCAATAATGTGTTTAATATTTGCTTTTGGATCAGCGCCATTAACTACTATAGATAGTTCAATAGGATTTAAATCAACGTTAATTTCACCATAACATGATTTGCGTTTCATATGATCACAAAAATCATGTTCGGTTCGCGCTACTGTAGCACAATCAGAACAAATAGCCTTACCTACTGCAGTACCCATGGATACACAATTAGAAACTCCAGTCGCTACCTGTCTAGCTAATTGAGGATACCCTGCTTTGTCCAAAGCACATAAAGCAATAACTCTTTTAAGAGTACGATCATAATAAGTATCAACAATAAAGCCTCTTACATGATCTACAGAACTGGATTTATGATCTATGCAAAGAGGCTTTCCTACCCACTTTTTAAACGCTTTTACTAATTCTTCTTCCGGGAAGATATCACCGTTGGAATTTTTATAAGGCTTAATACTAGGGTCATTAGTTACCCAACGTAAAGTATTTCCTCTTTTATCCCAACCAACTTCAACAGGTTTTCCTTTAGCATTAAGTTTAATAGAACCATCATCATTAAGAGATGATGCTTCAGCAGCATGCATCATAACTGCAGAAAAATATAAAAAGTCTTCAGCTTTAGGAGCTACTTTTTTTAGATTAGCAGCAAATTTCCTAAAGTTATCTAAAATCTCTGGGCTTACTGCAGGTAGACAGGATTCAGTATTTTCTACTCTGCTAATTTCAATTAACTCACCTAGTTTAACAAATGACATGCGTTATCTCTCTGATTTGTTCAGGCTAGAAGTATCAGCTTCTTCAGAAGTGGTTTTATTTTTTTTAGATAGATCTTTAGCAGATTTTTTCTGCTCTTCAGTAATCTCTTCTGATTCAACAACTGATATTATTTTTCCATCTCCGTGCTTAATAAACATGTACTCTCCAAATTATGGTGAGATAATCACAATAGTTACTAAATATAATGAATTATTGCTACAAATTTTACTTTATAACAGTAACTTCACACATTATATGTTAATATTCCCATTATAGTTTGGGAATTTAATTTATTTTATTGTGTTGACCTTTCCTTAATTGCATCATTTAATTGATCTTGTCGTTTGTTAAAAAGTTCAATTATTAATGGTGTTTTTTCTTCAATCTGCAACTGATAATTATTACTTACACTATCTACCCAACTAGTAGCTAAGATATTAGTTTGAATATGAGTTTTAATTCTATCATCTATTATTTCTCGTACCTCATCACATTGTGTTTGTACTGCTTCCATAGATTGTACGGCATCTTGAGGGAATGATTTAGATTCTAAATCATCAAATAATGAAGAGAAGTCATTAACTTTAGTTTCCAGCTCATCAACAGAAGATATAAAAGACTTCATTAGTTTTAAAGTTTGTGTATCAGATTCAAATGTGTGCATAGCATTTACACATTTGAACGCTTCTTTTTTGAAATCATTGAAATTTTCAATAGACTTATCTCTAAATCTTCTAATAGCCGCTCTAGCCTTCATAACTTCATTTGGATCCATATCTGGATTGTCCTTAAATGGAGTTTTCATAATATTCAAATGATCTTGAGCAATTTCTAATACTTTAACAGCATGATTAAAAAATAAAATAGCTTTTTCTGCCTGAGCTTTTTCCTCATCAGATACATCATACGTCATTTGTACAGCATAAGCTTTTTTAATCATAGATAAAGCCACCATTATTTTCGCTCGGACCAAATCCTCTAACACCAGCGTCATTATTGTATACACCAACTTGAGGAATTACATCATCTTCCTCAACATGCTGTGTTATTGACTTACTATTATGATAATTTTCTCTAGTTGGAGATTGATCTACAATAAAATTATACACAGCATCCATTGGATTTTGACGAGTGACTTGTAAATAAGGGGCAAATGATCCCTGATGAGATTCATCTAAAAATGAGTCTCGATTATCACCAATATATTCTCTTTCATTCGAAACTATATCAGCATTATTAGTATCTGGTGCAGGCTTACAAGATTTAATCAATTTCTCGAATACCTTAATTGGTTTAGGATCTACATCTAAACCAAACCCCAAAGATTTAGCCTCTTCTAGGGCATCCTCTGGATTTTTACCTAAATATTTACATTGAATTAAAGCTATTGCTAAACCAGTCCTATCTTTTCCGGCATAACAATGAACAAAAGTAGGGCCATTTTCTAATAATAGTTCTTTTAGATCATGTTTCAAAAATTGTAATAATGATGGTTTAAAATTATCTAATTCAATAGGCAACATAATATGTTCAATATTTAATAACTTAGCAGCTCTCTTAATTTTGTTTCCAGAATCTTTATCTAAACTAACTATTTTCTTAATTCCTAAATTATCATGTAACCAAGATATATCTGAAGTAGATGGGGCACTCCCTCTATATAATTGATTTGTGACTTTTCTTAATCTTTGAATCATAAATTTTTCACTAAATTATTAAGAACCTCACGAATATAATGAGGGTCATGATTGAAAAGTACATGCTTTACGAAAGTAATAGATTGCCCAATCCCTGAAGTGGGTGGTAAGTTCTTTTGAGAAATTTCATTTGCATTAAATGAATAAAATCTTTTACGTAATGTGTCTAATGCACGAGTACGTTTATCTAATGGAATTCTGTTAATAGTAAATTTAACAATATCTGATAAGTACTTACCAACTAAAACAGGATCACCTAATTCACTTACTGCGGCGTTCTTTATCAGCTTTTTATTTACTTGAACTTTATATTTCTTATTGAATTTAATTAATGAGTTTTGTAAGGATACTTTTTCTGGTTTCTGCAACTTAGATTTGACAGCCTTATCAAACTCTTTCTTAAAATAAGTCAAAAACAGACGCAATTGTTCTTTAGTTGCCTGTTGTCTCATTTCTCTCATAATAGCTGAAAATGAAAAATCAGTAGCTTTTCTTAAATCAATTACTTTATTGTCGTTGTCGGTATTATCATCTTTGTGTTTAAAAAACTCTACTTCTTGCAACTTCTTAAAAGTATCTTGTTTTTTTTCAGATAATACGCGATAGTTACCATTAGGCAAGTTACGAATACGTGACTCAGTTACCAAATTATTGGAACAATAATCTTCATAATTAGAAGCTAATATAAGCAGTTGTTCTATAGTTATCATGATCCATTATTTTTTAATTTTGACTGGCAATTGACCATCTATAAATTGATATTTAATATCTAAAGATTCACGACTTCTTAAAAACATATCTTCAATAATGCCATTTCCATCAATTTCGTTAAGACCTCTAATAGCTCTTTCATTAAGAAAAATCATATTTCCTAACTCTAATTGCCTAGTAGACTTATTGACAAATACTGAGTTTAATATCAAACACTCTTTATAAGCCCCAACAACTTTACCGCAAAATACTGCAGGATAAGAAGTAGAAATTTGTTCTACACTCACCTCTTCATAAGAATCTCCCAAATAAATTTCAATAAATTTGCCAGCAAAAATAACAGCTACAAATTCTGCTAATGTTTTGGTTCTATCTTGATTACATTGATCTATAGTCTCTAGCACTAAAGTTTCTGGTATCATGTATATTCCTTAAGTAAATAGTGATAAAAACTTAGTATAATTTTCACTAGCTGTTTTAACATCCATTAATTGGTAAGATGACTTTTTATTCATAAATAATTTTGTCTTAATATCTACCCCGCCAATTTTAATGGTAGCTTGTTTAAATGTAATAGCTAGCACATTAGCTAATTGTTTGATTGCTTCAAAACAATCTTCTTGCGGACCATGGATAGTACATTCAACTTCAATATCTTTATTATTGGTATATATAGATGCTGATGCTAATAATTCTTCATCTAATGCGGTACATAAAACTCTAGCAAACTCTGAAGAATTCAATATATTATTAGATTGAATATGAATCACACAATTATTAGTTGGCAAGTACTTTTTGTATAATTTTTTGTATTTTTTTTCTGAGGCAGCCACCTGTTGTAAATATTGATTAACTGTAGATAGTAATTGATCGTTAAAATTCATAGGCTTGCTAACGCTTGTTGGTTTTTTAGAAAAATCTATTTGCTTAATATTTGATTTAGTGTTTTTAGCACCTTCATAAGCATCTGACTTAGATATTGTTTTATACAAAGAACTTAACTGTTTAGTATATGGTGCCTCATTAGCCGTATAATATCCGGCCTGTTTTAAAGCTTTAGAAAAAGCTACAATATTCGGATTAACAATATGCGACCAAGCTCCGGCATATTTCTTAGAGCTTATTAATTTAAGATAATCTCTTACGCCAGCTAATAAATTTGGATAAGAACGAAATTTAAGATTCATCTTTTCCCATTTTCCTGGAGAAACTTGTTCACTAGTAGTTAAGTCATCATAAAAATCAAAACTACCTTTACCATCTGTAATAATATTACCTACATTATAATTCCACATTTTTTGCCTGTGGCCTGTTTCTAAAGCATTCTGAGCCAAAACCATGGTCACTTGCTCTTTAGTTGGCATAGTAGAAAATAATTGCTTCCAGGCCTCAATAATAGCTTGAGCCATTTCAGTTTCAGAAACAGTGGTTCTTACACGTTGAACTCTGTTCCCCATAAATTATCCTCTAATATTCTTGGCAAGTTTTAATAAATTATTAGCTACTACCGGATCTGAATTACTAATAGATTTGGCATATTTAGCAATAAAAGAAGCTAAAATAATAGGATTTTCTTGAGATAATGATTCTAAAGATTTAACAAAATTATCGTGAGCAGTTCTTCCCCAATATTCTTTAGCTAACCTATCACTCTTAAACTCTTCTTCAGTAGAAGGAGGCGGCATATTAGGTGGTGGCGAAGGCTCTGTATCAGGAGCCCCTGCTAATTCATTACTTACCTCTTGTGGTAATGATGGTTGATTAACTGGAGATAGTAAAGTTGGAGAATATGGTGAAACATGTTGATCTATTAAAGGCGACCCAATCATAGGATCAGTTTTTGGAACTGGTTCATGCAACGTTAAACTAGGATCATTTACAGTAACTGGAACTTCTTGTTTACCCAATTCTTTAGCGTCTGGAACTTTAGCAGTAGGTGCTACCAATTCTATTTTTTCTAAAAATCCTTTTACATTAGAAATATAAAACTCTCTAAAGATCTTATCATAATTAGCATAAGCTTTAGTAATTTTCTCTACACTTTTAGTATAATTATCTACGTTTCTAGATGATCTGGCAGAGGCCATTTCTTTAAGGGCAGATAGTATAACACTTTGCAGAGATTCTGATTTGTTTAATAAGTTAGCAGTATCTTTCTTTAATTTAGCTACTTGTTTAGGATATCTTTTTTCCCATGCAGCTAATGCCCTTCCCCTTTTAGTTCCAATATTATAGAAGAAATCCATAACACCGGCCTCTTTAATAAGTTTGGTATTTTGTAGAAAAGCAAATCTATTCTTCATCTCATGAAGATATTTTTTTTGATCATCACCTAAATCTTTAAATAAAAATTCATGATGTACAGCGTCTATGTCTAATTTTAATTCTTCAATAATCTGAGTAATATCAAAAACTTTTTTATGAAATCTACCCAAATCGGCTATAGCAGACATATATTCACGTCTGTTAAAATTAGAATTAATTGATTTAATTAGAGATTTAAGAGATACTGGATCTGAACCAGGGTCACCATCACCAATAGTTTCTCCAGATGTAATAGATCTAATTGTATCGTCCTTAACACGCAAACTTTCCATAACTTTCTTGAATTCTGGATTGAAAAATTTCTCAGCTGCAATACCGCTGACATTAGTCATCTCTCGTAGTTTATTAAGAACGCTTCTTTTTTGAGCATTTTTCTGCATGATCAACCCTTCATGTATTAGAATCAGTACGTAAATACAAAATTATCCATACGTATCAAAGGTAATTGCGAATATTATGGTGGTGGCTGGCCGCCTGCTCCTGGAGGAGGTGAAGAGCCTCCACTTGGAGGAGTCGGTGGCGGCGGAGCTCCAGTTGGTGGGCCACCTAATGGTGAGCCCAAGTCTAAACCAGGAATACCTCCAGCCTCTCCGGGTAATGGGGCCTCCGCGCCTGGTGCTGCGCCCTTAGCGGCATCCAATTCTGGAATTTCATCTTCTTCATCGAGAGCACGTAAAGCATTCAAGTCCATAGCTGCTAAAGATGCCTTCTCTTTTGTAGTAATTGCAAATTGAATAGATTCTTTCCTCATTTTGCGAACCTCATCTTCAAACTCTAAACCTAAAGAACGATATAATGTGTGAAGAGATGCTCTCTTAGCTTCGCCATCCCCTTGAGTTAGCGTAACTAATGTATTGATATAATCACCTGCATCAAATAATGACATGTGATTCCAATCTACTTCTGGGACTATAAGCTGCTTCTCTCCACTAGAATAATCATAAAACCCTTGAATCTTAGAAATGGGTGCAAAAATTTTCCTCTTTAACCAAGTTGACATCATATTACGAAACTGCATATAACGTTGTCTTAATACGTCAAGAGCAACACCACCATTAGCATAAGTGGTATCAGCTCCACCATCCATTAAAACTGGTGGTACTTGTAAGCCTACATAAATTTCTTTAATAATTTGTGTGATATCTCCAGAAATATCATAAATACCTTGGCCATAACCTACACGTTCAACTGCCACACCAGCATGAGTAAAAATCTTAAAATCTTTATCATATTGAGCTTCTTCAAAAACATTTCTCCACGCTTCTAAATCGGCAAAAGTTGGATGTAATCCATCCATAGCATCTGTTCCAATTTTAACTAAAGTAAGCGGATTAATCATATTGTCAGCTTGAGCGTATTTAGATTCTCTAAGCTTATCAAATAACATTAATTGTCTAAAAATACAAACAGGTAATCCTGTGCCTCTTATTTCATATGGGCTAATTCTTCTAGCTAAATGAGAAATATGAAAATTATCTAGTGGAATATTTTCTCCACGTTTTACAGAATCAACGATATGATTATTAAGTTGTTTTCTTTGTTCAATATCATTTGGTTTATTGGAAAAAATAATCTTTTTTAAATTCTCATCCGGGCGCAACATAATAATTGGTTCATTGGCCACAACTGTACGCTTAACAATCATATAATCTGGATTTTGGATTAATAAACGACTCCATTTTCCTCGACTTTCGTCTAATTCTGCATACACAAAAGATTCGCCCAATAACCAATATTCCTGCGCAATTTGTACGCATATATTCATTAAATCAATTTCTTCAATCATGTCATTAAAGAATTTTTCAATAACTTTATTTGGGCACTTAATATTTAACTTGCTAATAGGATAAGTACTATGTAAATTAATGGCGTTATGAACAAATGGATTTAAAGCGTAAAAACTACGACACCACGCATTAATAGTGGCCCTATCACGTGGTAAATTCAAATTTGAATTTAACCATAATGGAGAATAAACTTCTGGTGTTTGTTTGACGGTATCACCATTACCACCACGATAACTTCCTCCAGAACTGCTTACTACTTGAGCATATTTATTTTGCCCTATAGAAGAAACTACGCGCCCACTAAGAGTTTCCCCATCATCTTTGAAAGAAGGGCCAGAACCATCTCTAAATAACCCATGATCTATTTCAGTAGAAATTCCTTGTCTTCTGAATTCCGAAACAGATTTTGACATTAATGAACTTACTTGTGGAACTGTAGATCTAGATTCTAGATATTTATCAGAGTTAGAGGGTCCTACCCACATTTTTGATTTGTTGCTAGCCATGTATCCTCGACTAATTTCACACCCTCTACTATACTCAAGTAATAATATATCAGGTATTCATAGAGTTTAAAATTTGCGAGAAATATAACCAGTAGTAACTAAGGGTTTATTATAGTTATTGAAATTAGATTGTTGAAGAAGTGGATTATTATTGGTAAAACCTTTAGTTATAATAAACTTATAAGCTAAATATGCATTAAGTAATGCCATAAATCCATCATTAGGAGAGCCGCCTTTAACATAATGAATTTGAGGGTCTGCTCCGCCTCTAGAAATAGATGGTTTAATTTCCATACTACAGCAATGATCAACTAACCAAGCAATTTTTTCATAGTCACCATATGGAAATTTTATCATTCCCTTTTTCATTTGTTCATATAGTTCGCCAATATAAAAATCTCTTTCAAAAATTAGCTCTTTAGGAAATGAATCTATAGCAAATTTGATATGATTATTCACCTTATGATGTGCTCTAGATACCAAATATTTATCACCATAAATTTGATGTAAAATAACTGAAAAATCGTTAGAAAAACCAATATCTCCGATAGCTAATTGTACTCCATATTGTCTCATCATGTGTTCAATTAGTCCCTTTTTACTTTCTGGATCATTTCTCTTGAATTTAGTAGCAAATTCAATATGTAATAATCCTGGTCCTTTAGCAGACAAAACAACAGCAGTACTATATGATTGCCCACCAGATTTTACTTTTTCTATATTGGCTAATTGCTCTAAATCAGCTCTTGCGCCATAATCAATACCCAATACAACGATTTGTTGGTCCGTACCATTTCTAGAAGAGGCAATTCTGGCACTAAATTTTCTGTCATCGGCACATTTTTCTTTGATTTCTTCTGGAGTGATAGGGCTAGAATCTCCTTGGAAAAATTCTCCCATTACTTCATTCATAAATACACGTTCAGTGTTAACAGGATGTTTACCAGGCATTTCATTATCAATATCTTCTCTAGTAAACATTGGCATGTATAACTGATTAATATGGAAACCAACCATTTTACAATCTGGATCATTTTGGTCTTTAAAAGCTGTCCATTTACCTCGTTCAGCAGCAGCTAACTTATTTTGTTCGTGGCCACAATGTGGACACTTCACAATCATACCATAAACCCATATTTTTTTCCAATCATCAGATCCTGGAGTATACAGTGGAAAATAGTCTTTACAATTTTCGCATCCTAAATAATAATACTGTTGTGACGAGGTTTGCCACATTTTATGGAAATCAGAACCTTTACGTCTAGGGGTTCCAAAATATACTTGAACACCTTTAGATGGCTTACCATACTTAGCAGTAGTTAGAGTTTTTAAAGAATTACCAATAGCAATACCTGTAGTTTTCTGGACCTCATCAAAAAAGATGATATCACATGTTCTACCCATAACTCTATCACCATCCAAACCTACAGACTCAATCCATAAATGATTACCACCTACAAATTGTTTAAAATGTAAAGAATCATTGGTGGCAGTAGATTGATCTAATAATGATTGCATATAAGCTTTAGATTTAGCTGCTTTATTATTAGGATCGGTTGGTAAAGCTACAGAAGAAGAAATAATTTGATTAAGCTTAGTTTTAGAATAAGCTGCAGCTAGTTCTAATTGTGGAAATGCATGAATAATACGAATTGGGGATTTCTCACTATTTCCAAACATACCAGATCCCATGAAATACATTTCAAGAGCACTGGCCATAGTGGTAGCTCCAACCTGACGACCTTTAACAATAATAATAGGCTTAGAATTAGGCTCTAAAGCTTTAACACCAATATATCTATAAATTTCTGCAAATGGTTTATATCCATTACCACGTAATCTAAAAGGCTTACCATCTAAAGTAAGGTAGCTTTCCACGAAAACTACTGGGTCAATCATTAATAGTTGTTTTCTTAATTTATCAAATAAATCATTATCCTTTGAAAGTCCATCAGTCATTTTAAGACCCCATTACATTTTAACGGGAGTCAAAGCAAAAAACGCATCAGTATTAGATGGATCAATATCCGAATCAGAGTCGCGCACCCCTAAATTACTATAGTTAGAGTAATTGTCTGGATTATTTTTCTTAGCTCCCAAGTTTAATTTACTTACTAATCTAATTAATTTATCATCATCCCAATCTTTTGCATCAGAGCAATCGCCCCGATGAATAGATTTAATTTTCTCAATAATAGCAGGGATTGGTAAATTTCCACGAGTATCACGTATATAGTTCTCTAAAGTTTTCATAACTGCAGGGTGTTTTTTTATTACAATTGGGGTGATATCTATTTTTTTATCTATAACACTATTATTATCAGTAGCAACTTTAGTATTTGTTAGCTCACTGGTTTGTGAATGCTTATCTAAATAAGCAGTTAATCCGCTGCGCTCCTTCATATCTTGAACAGCAGCTTCTACAGATGGAAATTTAGATTTAGTATTGCCATTCATAATAGAATTAATTTGATCAAAAAGAGATTCTTGAGTACGTGGCTGTACTGCATCTTTTTGTAAATTTTTCTCAAATTGTTTTAGCCAATGATCTTCACTAATGTGTTCATCTGTTTGTCTAGAAACAACTGACTGATGTCTAACATAACGAGACATATTAACCCCTATAGTTGGCTGCCCAATCCATATTATTACTATCTTCTATATGCATATCTTGATTTGGCATAAAACCACGATCTTGTCTTACTGCATATCCCATATCAGCTAATAATTGCATAACTTCTGCTTGTTCACGATCATTAAGTTTATAAAATTTGACTTGTCTTTCATATAAATCTTCAATATCATGTCCTGCAGATACCATTCCATTAATACAAACTCTGGCAATTCTAGATATTAAAAGAGGCACTGTAACAAATACACCTTGTACCCCAGTAATTTTCTGGGCTTCTTTTATTAAACCAACATCTAAGAATTCTGCTTTCTTTTTACGATTTTTCTTTTTGCTACTCTTAACTTTATCCAAACGATCGTGTAGTCTTTCAATACCATTATCAATAATAGCACGGATCTTTTCAATTTGGTTAGCATCTAGCTCTCCATCAATATCTAATCTCATAGCTTTAGATACTTCATTGTCTAAACGCTCTAAATATGCAACGGCTCTTTCTAAACCAGCAGAATCATAACCAGAATGTTTTGGAACATCATCACAGCGCTCCTTAACCCAAGCAATAAATCCAGTTGGGCCATGTTTAGACCAATTCCATTTTTCATTTTTAGCTGCTTTAGCAGCATCTTCATCAGTTATGGCTTTATTTTTATCATCTGAATCATCTTCGGAAACTTCAATGACTGGTTCTGGATCTTTAGTTCCTGGGGGAGCGCCAGGTAATTCCATTACTATTTCAATAGGTTCATCGTTAATGTCTACTGAATCCATTGCTTGTGGATAATCAGAAGAAACTTCTTCTACTTCTAAAGGAACTAAAGACATAGCTCCACCCATGGGAGACACCATAGACGGATCAACAACTATTAATTCTTGTGCTAGTGATTGTAATGACATTTAAGTACCTCAAAAGTTTTTATACGCGTGTATGCATATATGTAGTAATATCCGTTGTTTTAAATATTCCATTTATCTTCATAAATTAAACTATCTGGCCCTAATGTTCCATAAAATGGATTAATATTATTAGGTTCTCCCAAATCTTCATCTTGTAAATCAACTCCATCTGGTAACCCGTATAAACCATGAGATAAATATTGCTCAAGAAGTTGCTCTATATTAGATATGTTATTTGCATTATGATTTTCCACATAATCTCTACCAAAATTTAAAGTGGTAGGAGGTTTTCCCTCAAAATCATCTAATGGAAGATACTTATCTAAATATCCACCTGCTGGATTTAAAGTGAGAAACATATTATCTGAATCACCTAATGCTAATCCAGGATCTATATATTCATCATTAGGAAAATCAATAGCTACTTTTAATAATTTAGATAACAAATAGACTCGGGCTTTTATGTTTGGATTTTTAGTAATTTTACCGTCATCTTCAATCCAAGAATCATCAGCCTTATATTTGTCCTTCAGTTTTTGGCGTTTGGCTTTTAGAAATTCTGAAATGCTTTTATAATTTTGCATGCCGTGCCAACCACTACCGGGGCCGTGCTTTCCTGGCACATCGTATAAATCATAATTACGATAAAATGGCTCCTCAAAACGGGGCTGTACTACAATAGCTTTGTCAGATTTATATTTTTTCTTCTTAGGTGTAGGTTCATTTACTCCGCCACCACCTTGAAAATACGCTCGTTTACCACTCATAGTGCCTTGTTGAGATTTAAGATAATATGGCCTAACAACTTCAGTAATTGGAAGGAATGGCCACAAATTCATCTTTTGAATATAGTAATTAGCCCTATCACCATCTCTATTAAACGCCTCATTAAGTTTTTCCGCTAAAGCTTTTTCGCTAGATATTTTAATGGATTCTGGATTTTTAGTAACATATTCAATAATATTCGAATCAATATCAAAATCTAACTTAGAAGCTAAATAGATTGCTCTAATTACCCTATTCTTATTGGATGTTAGAGTTATTTCTGGACTTAAACATGTCCGAATTACTTTTTCTTGAATATCTTTAAATCCATGATGAGTCGGGTCAACTACATTCTTTAGATCTATAGACAGCAATAAAGCATTGCAGGTAAAATCCCTACTAAACATCTCTTTTTGCATTTCAGTAGGGTTTTGAATATTTTTTTGTCGTAATAATTGATTAATATTTGGAACATTAAAATTGGAAGAAAAATCCATTTTAAAACTACCAATATAAATAGAATTATGGCCGTCATCATGAGTTCTTCTAGTCACATTATATTTTTTATCAAGTAAAGAGCCAAACTCTGTTGCTAAATATTGAACTGTTTTATCCCCAGTAGTAATATCTAAATCTGAAATATTATCTAATCGCTTCATGTATCGATCTCTGGGCGTGCCTCCACATAAATATGGTTCAGAAGAACCTATTTTTTCTTGCACACCTTTCATTTCTTGAAGCAGTTCTCGTAATTTCATTCATTTTGCATTATGCTGGAGGTTTGGGCGCAGGAACTGGAACTGGAGGAGGCGAAACTGGGGCCCCTAAATCTTCTTCTATTTCTATTTCTGGAGTTTCTTTTCCTTTATTCTCCAATTCTATAGTTTCCTGATCTTTTCTCATTTGCTTGCGGGCTTTTTCTTTATCTTCATCTTGTTGTAATTTACTTTTAATTCCTGACATAGCTGGATTTTCTACTACATCTCCACCCCTTAAATCAATATCGGCAGTGGATAATACTCCACGTAATCTAGATAAAATATCTTCAACTCTAGTAGAGATATAATTATTAGACTCTAGTGCCTTATTAGTAGCTTCAGATAATGATGGAAAAAATGATGCCAATCCTAAACTATCAAGCATCATATCTACAATGCCTAATTGTCTTGGCACTTCACGAGTTTTAAATATCTTGGATAAATCTTCTAATTTAACTACTACATCAGCCACGGTAATACCAGATAAAATTTCATCCATCTTTCCATCAAAATTACTAGTAAGTTTAGCACTAGGTTCTGAAGAAATATCTTCTTCAGTTACTTCTAATGCTTCTTCTGTTGGCATTTCTTTTGCTTGTGGTTCAGGTGTAGAAGAAGGTCCGGCTACTGGAGAAGGATTTAATGGGGCCGGAGCAGGAGAAGTAGTTATTGGTTCATCTACTTCAAGATTTGGAGGGGCAAGTTGAGCCTCAGTAACCAATAACTCTTCATTATCAGACACCTCTAATGTATCATCTGCTATTTGTTGATCTCTTGGCGAGTATTGTCCCTTATTTAAACCAGATAAAAATTCCTCAATAGCTGGAGGTGGAGAATTTTCATTATCAACACTATTAGGTGCCGCAGAAGATGGTGCTCCTTGAGGCATTCCTGGCCCCATTGAAGGTAATCCTCCAGGAGCTCCAGGATTGCCAGCACCAGCAGGATCTCCGGGAGTTGCCGGAGATGTTACTTTAGTGCCATCTGAAGTGCCTTTGGCTTGTTCACCTGATGCGGCTGGCGTTTGAGCTAAAGAATATAAGACATTTGCAGCTTTTATAAAACCTTTTTTAGATAAAACATTAGCTTCACGAACAATCATATCATCATACAACTTAGTAGAAATACTAATTTTGTTGATCATTTGAATTTTCTTTTTAAGTTGATAAATAGCCTCTAATAATGACTCAAACTCTTTACCAGAAAAGATGTGACCATCTGGTGAACGAAGCAATTTTTCTGCAGAATCTAATCTGCCAATAATTTTGTTACGCTGTTTTTCAATAGTCTGACGTCTTTCTGTTTCATTTACAGCTCTTTCTCTAGCAAAATCAATATCTTGGCCGGTTGGAGATGGTGCAGGATCTGGTGTTGTATCTTTTTTTATTTGTAAGAAATACCCTGGTCCCAAATCATCATTCTCATACCATAATTTGGCGAATTTATATTTCATATGATCTCCCGCTTCATGAAACTTCACCCAATTAAGGAAATCAAAAGTTTCCATGATATTCCAGCCAGAAGTTGCCCTTCTAATAGCTTGTACTCGATTTTCACCGCCTTGTTCCCTACGATAAATTTCGCCAATTGTTTGTAACCACTTTTGTGTATTATGTTGGCCTGGAATGTGTAGATATTGATCGTTATTAGGGTAAGCATCCTTTTTACTAAAATCTATACGTGGAATAGATTCTCTATCAAATTTATCATAATCAATACCTGACTCTTCAAAAAACTTCATTAGTTTTTCTAATTTAGTTTTCATGTCATCTGAAATTTCTAACTCTTCATCACTATAAGGATAAAGAACTGATTCAGATGGTAAAGATGTGATATTTTTCATGGGTTAACTTTTTGGTTAATGGTTTCATTAAGTAACTTAGCTTCAGCTAACTTCATTTCTTGTGTGGGTCCGGACTCTGGATGAGGTTGTTTTAGTTTAGACATTTTTTCCGCAAACACTTCCAAAAAATACATAGAGGTTTCCAAATCCATTTGAGATAGAACTTCTTTAATTACATCATGAAATACAGAAATATGCTGATCTACTACTTGTAAAGTAACATTATGTTGAATAATCTGATCAGCTACTGGCTTTTCTTTCCATTTATGATATTTGTCTAATAAATTACCCAAAATATCAGCATACTCAGCAAATAATCTATCTACTTTAGTATTTATATTTCTGGGATCTTCCATCATCTCATCAAATACTTGAGCCATACGGGTCTCTATATTGATAGCCATAGTAGCCATGATTTTTTCAATATCTAATTCATTATTAGCCACTTTAAGAAGAGCATCTTTATAAGCAGGATTACTTTTTACTGACAATTGTAATTGATCCTGAGTGCTTGTAGCTACAGCCATTCTAGTAGTTGACAAATCTTGCAACATATCATTATAAAAATCTAAATGATTATCCTTAAAAGACTTAATATTCTTTTCTGATAAAACAAATTTAGTTTCACTTACATTGGTATACTTCATTTTTAACCAATCATGAATATCTGTTGGTGCAATTCCAATCACCAATTTAGAAATAATTTCATCTTTATCTGGATGCTCCAATATTTTTTTGTAAGTTGGCTTGTTCATCAAGTTCCTTTTCCATTCGATGGATATAATTTTCCATTATTTATTATATCCTAATCTACCTTCACGAGTATCAAAAATAGAATGAGAAGGAATATAAGTACTAGAAGTTTGTTGAGAAACGTCACCACCTGGAACTTTAGCGCCATTAGCTAATTCAAATCCAGTTTCAAAATTATATGATTTTTTATCTAATTCACATTGCCACATATGCTCTCCAACACGAGCAATCTGAACGCCTGGATGATCTGGACAATATCTAGTGCTTAATGGGGCCTCTAAAATATTATAGGCTTTAGTCATATTACTTTTATCTATTGCTTTCTCTGAATCAGCAATCTTGTTATTCTCACGTAACTCTTTGCCTGGATCCTCATATTTTTTCTTTAATTCTATGAGTCTTTGTTCTTGTAAATCTTTTCTTTCAGCATACGCATTTGGGGGTGCGGCGATTGATAAAAGTAATTCATCCAAAACAGAGGCCTGCTTTTTTAATTGCGGATCTCCAGATGCATCAAAAGCAGCTGCCAAAATAGCAGTACTTTCAATTGTTTCTTCAGTAATATTAGAAACTGGCGGAGGCTCTATCTCACTCACTTGCTCTGCTGCATTTTTAAGTAATGCAGCGGCTAAAATACAGTTCTCTGCAACTATCTTCATACTATCTTCATGATATTCAGACAATAAAAGAGCTTCATTATCTGGACTTTCTAACCAAGAAGCAATAGCTTGTAACATTTCAGAAATTCTCATAATTCAGCCCCTTATTCCGTTTCCTCATCAAATTCCTTAGCATTGGTAGTATCTCTATTTTTGAAAGATTCCATGATTTCTCTAGTTGCACTTTTAATTTCATAACCATCAATTGGTATATGACCTCTATCAATAGCATTAATTAAAGTGGTTAACTTCTCCCTCAAATCATCATAGAAAATTACTCTCTCTAATACTTCCAACGAATCTAATCCATAAAATTTAGCAGCAGGAGTTCTAGAAAAAAATAATAGCTTATCTTTGCTTAGTTGTTTTCTTTCTGGAGTAATCATTCCTCCGGCCAATGGCTTATCTTTTGGTAAAAAGACTTGCAAAATTTTAGCCTGTTTCTCTAAGATAGAGGACAATCTATATAATATGGTTTCAAATTTGGATTTTACTCTTTCACGATAATTTCTTTCAGATTCTTTAGTTACTCTAATAGAATCGTGAATAAAATTACGAACCCTTCTTTCCGGATCGTCCTTAATTTCTTGAATAGCCCCCAACATACCATTTACCATCTTAAATAAAAGAGCTGGTGAACCTGCTAGCTTATCAATATTAGCTATAGTCTTCTCCATATTATTAATTAATGATTTAGAAAATGGTTCGCCTAGATCTGCTATCATTTGTAAAACTGGATCTTTGGCAGTAGCACTATTTACATACAAATTGTAGGATAAAATTAGGTTTCTTTTAATCTCTTCCATTATCTCTGGTAAGCTAGCACCTTCTGATTTGAGATCATATTTCAATTCTAAGAAATTGGCTAGTCTAACTATTCTCATATATTACCCAAAAATCTTAGAGTTATTAAAGATGGCTCCTTCATAAGTTTCATCCATACCTCTACGATATAATGGGCGACAATTTCCATCTTTATCCTGATATACCTTATGAGATGGTAACCCAGTCTGTGAACAAATTGGATGCTCGCTAGTCTTACTCTTCATAGTATGAGCACATTTAGTGTGTGATTGATTAGAAGAAGTTACATTAGCAAGTCCAGACATATAAATTTGGAAACCAGTTGCGTGAGCCTTAGTATCACCACTATGAGCTAATACATTAAGTGCATCTTCAGCTTTGCCATAATTACCCTGCGCTAATGCTTCTCGTAAATTATTTAATACTTCACTGGGCTTTAACCCAGATAAGGAAGAGGCCCCAGCAGCTGCCCTAAAATCACTAGCGTTTTGAACATATAAATCATTAACACCATCTTGAGTGAAAGAATTAACCGCCTCATTACATAGCATAACAGTAGGTTTATTGATTTTTCCATCTGCTACTTTAACTGGTACTACAAATCCCACCCTGCCAGCATCTAAAGATACGTTATAAAAAATAGTGTTTGTGTCGTTTTTGCTCACCACTACTTGAGGGTTCTTGTGGCCATAACTGGTTAGTTCTCTAACAATATGATCTCTAGCTGTTTTAACTTTATCAGCACCAAACTGCCAAGTAGCCTGCCCTTTTGGTGAAGTAAATTGTTCTTCAAAAGAAGAAAACTCCTCAGATTTTGGAGTTTCAACATCTTTTCTAGATGCATCTGCTACTTTTTGTCCAATAATAGAATTTTGAAAAAATTCAGATTTACCTTGACGAGTGGCTGTTAATTTAGTTAGGGCAATTTCGGCATCACTAACTTCTCTGTTTTCAGAAGTGGCTGTTGTAAGAACTGACAAAATACCAGCGCCATTAATTTTTAACTTAGTGCCAGCGTGTCTGGTTAAATACGATTTGATGGCCGTATGATTAAGTTCTTGTGGACCAGAGTTACCCATAAAAACTGAAGCATCTACAATTTTATTATTACTAGTTTCTACCGGAATAAATAAACTAGTAACACCTTTTGGTGTTTCATAATCTGCTTTTATAACCAAAAACTTATCATTACCCTCATCTACAGTTAAAGATACTGGTTTGAGATTCCAGGCATCTAAACTAGAAGATACAGATGATAATGCTTGATTAGCTAATTTTTGCGAATACATTTTAAGTGGGGCATGTTTATCAAATACACTATTTAAAGCGTTTGCTAAGACAGCGTCTCCTACTTCAAACGGATTTACATTATTTACAGACTCATCTCTTTGATAAATTTGTGGAGTAGGAAGCTCATGAACCGTACCCATCTCTTCTTGAAATAATTCAGCAAATTTGGTGTTACGAGAATGAAGCTTAGTGTAAAGTTCTCTTAACTCTGCCTTACGAATAAACAGAGTATTATTAGATACCATTTTACTAATTACTCTAGACATAGAGCCAATAGTTTGGTCCCCCGGATAAGCATTAATAGCCTTAGCTAATTTAGCCTCTAGTACTGGTGTAGCAACTCTTTCATTATCTTCTAATGATTTAGCAAGAGAACCTACTAATTGTTGTAATTTATCAAAACTCATTTTAACACCTAGGTTATAAGGTTAGGCTAACATTTCTGGGTATTTACTTAATACCTCTTTTTTAGTTGATTCTGGTAATTCATTAAGAAGGGCACGTACTAATTTTTGATTAGAAGCTAGTCTAGCTGGTAAATACTCTTGCACTTTAGATAATTCAGAGGTTGGTATTCCTAACTTAGATGAAGCAATTCTTACTATAGGATCACCTTTATAAGAAATTTGTACTGCTCCAGCAGTTTTACTATACACAACATCCCAAGATGATGTTTTAGTTTCTTCTTCTGGTTGATAAATAGCAACAATATAATCGCCATCTTCAGCACTTTGAACTTGCCAAAGATCAGCTCCCTTATCACTTTCCTTAAATCTTACAATGTCAAAAGCAACAGTTTCAAGTTGGTCCTGAACATCACTAAGTCTATAAGCTTTTTTATACATCTTATTGACTAAACCTGAGTAATCTATTTGAAATTTTGACATTACGTCTCCCACTAAACAGAATGCGCCTACTATAGATAAACAAATATTGATACGATTAATGACTTTATTTTACCAAAATTGGGCATACTTAATATATTTGAAGGCAAAAAGAAAGGCGCATTCCCAATTTTAGAAATGCGCCCATTAAATCATTTTATTTTAATTTACCATTTTTCGTCTCTAACTTCTTGAATCCTACGAAGTATATCTTTAATAGTTTGATCATTTTCTATTATTTTACGAATTTTCTTTCGAGCTCCACCATAAATCTTTTTACCATTTTTGTAATCTACGTTACCATTTAAACTCTTTGTGATGGATGATTGATTAACATCAAGCATTTTTGCGATTTCCATTTGCGTATAGCCATCAGCATATAGCCTAATTACTTCTCTTTGTCTTGCTGTTAATAGCGTATCTACAACTCTCCAGAATTCCTTTTTTAATTGTTCTTCTAGATCTATAAGATTTTCATTATACTCAAATGGATTTAGTCGTGCCGAAATACTATCTTCGTTACCAAACGACTCTAACATTTCATTTGAGCAAACTGTTTCGAGTAAAATATATTGATAGCGATCTGAACGATTTTGTCTTTTATTATTCATATAACTCCATTTATAAGTAGTAACAAAATTTAAGCTTGGTGCGTCATAACTACTTATATCCGAATTGTAAAAGACATAGAGTCGTTAGTAGAAGACTTAGTCAAGTATTCATCTATGTCTTTGTAATTTTCCGGTAAGTAAAAATTATGAATATTCGCGAATTTACCAAACTTACTAATAACTAATTTCCTCCCCTTTTCACCAGCTTCATCATTATCTAATAATAGAAAAATATTATTAGTGTATCTGCTAATGACAGAAAATTGATAGTTTGTCATGTTAGATGATCCTAAAGCTACAATATTTTTGATCCCTTTTTCCATTGCTTTAATTACATCAAACTGACCTTCTACTATATAAACAGAGTTTTCAGCTATTATGTGTTGCTTATTCTCATATAACCCGAATAAAAATTGTCCTTTTTTGAAATCTTTAGTATTCTTATATTTAGAGATTTTTTTAATGCTTCTTTCTTCATCATTTAATAAAGAGCGTCCCACTAAACCAGCTACCCTACCATACGCATCACGAAATGGTAAAATTAATGGATAATCTTCGAAATAGCAAAAATTTACAGAACGAGGCCCCAGAGAATCTTCAATAACTTTAGTATAGCACAATTCACTATCTTTTAGCGTTTGATCTCCAACCATATCTAATAAAACTTGTAGGGTAGCTGCTCCGGGAAAATATCCAAACTGAAAATAACTTTGACTAGACACCTCTAATCTTGAATCTAAATATTCTTTACACTCTTGAGCGCCTGGAAAATGATTGAGCAAATATTGACAAGAATTAACAATAGCATCTAACATAGATTACACTTCTTTATTAATAGTACGTAATTTTTCTTTTAACATATTTTTGAATATAGGGCTCAAATTATTCAATGGTCCACTACAAGCTCCGCATACCACCTCATCTTGCACAATTTGCGGCTGTTCTTCTCTATTACATGCACCACATTTAACAGCAAATGGTTTTGGTTTTCTTTGCCTAAACTGCTTCATACTTTTCATTTGTATTTTAACGAAATGCGTAATATTAGTTATTTCTCCATCACATAAAGAACAGTACACCTTACTATCTACTGGATTTAAGTATGGCTCTTGTATTTTTCCACAGCCCTTATTAGTACAAAATGTTGAAAATGCCATACCTATCCTTATTTTGAAAGAAAACTAATTAGATTATCTATTTGATCTGGATACTCTATAGATAATAGAACTTTATGAGCACCTATTCCGTTAACTCCTAATTTAGGAATAATAGCTTCATCTTTGTTTTTTGATTTTGGTTTAATGCTTATATCTTGGAGACCAAAAATAGTATTAACTGATTTAGTGCAGCCAGTAAGAGCATCTAATAAAGATATATTTAATTCAGATACTACGTCCATGCCATGTAATCGTAGATTAGATTCTGGAGTTACATTTACTTGTAAATGAGTATCCGTATATTGATCCAAAGGACCAAAAGATGTAATAAAATTACCCATACCACTTAATCTTAATATATTTCCATTTTGGATTCCACCAGGAATAGTTACACTAATAGAGGCCTCTGCATCTAATGTTCCTTTAGAATGACATTTATCACAATCTTTAGTTTTAACAACACCATAGCATTTACTGCATGTAGCAACCATTACCATATTTCCTTGGCGTGTTATTACTTTACCTTTACCATGACATACGTCACAACCATTTCTAATGGTTGTTTTGCCATTTCCATCACAATCTACACATTTTGCTCGTCTATTAAATTTCAATTCTTTCTTACACCCCAAAACAGAGTCTTTAAAAGATATTGTGGTATTTAAAGATATATTTTCTGCACGATGTACAGCTCGTCGGCCCATTCCGAATGGATCATCACCAAATGGATTAGCTGTGGGCCTACCCCAATTTATTTCTTCTGAATCCGCACTTTTCCCAGAAGAAATAATTTGATAAGCTTCGTTTATTTTCTTAAACTTGTCATCGGCCCCAGCCTCTTTATTTACGTCTGGATGAAATTCCTTAGCTAATTTCTTATATTGTTTCTTCGCTTCTTCGGGGGTAACTCCAGGCTTCAAATCAAGAATGCTATAAGCTTCGTTTAACTTCATAAATCTACCTATTTGGCTTTTTTCTTACTTGTAGTCTTTTTGCGCTGTTTTGTTTTACCAGTTAAAACAAATGCATAATATAAGGCGACCGCAATACCATCAGCCATATCATAATTTTCAATTTTAATTGATCCCAATTTCTTGCCTCGTGAAGAATACTCGTATGGAAATGTAATTTCTAAATGTTTTGCTACAAGTTCTGGCATATCTTCTTTTTTTGGCAAATCTTTTCCAATTTTTAAGCCATGCCTAATGGCCATAACATTAAAAAATTCTGGAGAGCTCATTAAATAATCAAATGCACATAATCCGACCATTCTATTAAATGTAGTTAACATTATAATAGTCTGTGCCGTACTCTTACCTTTCATAAATTGAATAATATCTTCAATACCAATATGATCGGGCTTATATAGATTAATAAGAGTTTGAATTTTATTTCTAGTGTCTACTATTCTTGATATAATAGAGCCACTTTTAATTGGTTTTATATATCCAGCTTTTACAAAAGTAATTTTGCTATCAATATCCAATACACACCACCCAATAGTGGTAGAAGAACAATCTATCCCTAATATTCTTTTAGTCATACTGACTAAATATAACACAAAATAGGAAAAGGAACAGATTTCACTCTATTCCCTTTCTGTTTAATTTAGATTGTTTTATGCGTCGCCATTATATGCTGGAAATGCCTCACCCATCTCTTCTTCATCAGCAGCCATATTAACAGCTGGTGCTTGTGGTTTAGCAGCAGCTACAGCTTTAGTAACCGACTTCTTAGCAACTGTGGCAGAACCATCAGTTACGCCATTGATTTTATCAATTCTCTTCTGAACAATATCAGAAGTTGGAGGTGTTACTCTTCGTTTCAAATCATCCAAATCAGCATCATCTTTGATCTTTTGATCAGAAGCAGATAATGGTTCTTTAGAAATTGGTTGCACAGAATAATATCCGGTTGCCCCACCATTTTTATCAACTACGATATCAATATCGTATTTAGTTGGATCTCCCCAACGTTGAGTGTTGCGAGCAAGCTTTCTGATTTGAGAAAATACTGCAAAAGAAATATCTAGAATCTTATAAGTTCCAGTCTTTCTACTAATCACACCAAGCAACCAACGTGGTTTGGCTTTGTCACCAGTATCACACAATGGGCAACTTCCATGAATTGCAGAACAAGAAACCTTTTGTCCAAATCCAGAATCACCCTCTTTCTTGTATTTATGTACAAGATATTGGAATGGTTGGGTTACCAATCTCATTTCATTGGAACCCTCTTCTAATCGAAGAAACAAATCTTTGCTGTTTGTGTTTTTCTTACCTTCGTTTCCACCAAATACATCATCATTCCAGTTTACTTCACCAAATGTAGTCATAATTATCTCCTACTGTTATTTATCTATTGTACATTAAGTACGTATTTCTTTTTAACAAAATCGGACCGTTATTATTTAGCACATTAACGTGCAAATTTAACAAAACGAGTTCGCATATGATCTGTAGTTCTACCAAATTTGACGCTGATTCCTCTGCTTCGAAGACGGTTAACTACTCTATTTACTACTACTCTAAGAGCTGCTGGGCCCTTTGGCATAACATGATTTTCTTCAGTACTCAACTTAGTATTACGAATAACTGAAATTAAATCGGTCATGGTTCCAGACCAGCTTCTCCTATTCCTTATCATTGATTTAATTCCACGAAAAACAAGCTCATCAGAAGTTACTTTTTGTGGATTTTTCTTACTATTAGATGCCATTTTATTACCTCTTTCTTTACCAAAACGACTTTTTATAAAATGAGTTTACCTCATTATTTTATTAATGTAGATGGTTTATTAGCATTGAAAACTAAACTACGAATACTATAAACCCTATGCCAAGGAAACATCATATCCAAAATATTTTCTTTAGGTGTTGAACTTAACAGTTCAGCAAATTTTTTAACCAATTCTTCCTCTGATAAATCGGCATATATTCCTTTTGCTTGAATAAAACCATTTTGAGATTCTGGTTTATCAATAGCTACAAAATATAATAGTGATTTACTTTTGCTAGTAAGTTCAGTTAATGCAACTAAATAGCATGGTTTCTTACTAATTTGCCCTACTGATGGGATGCCTACTGATCCTACCGCAAAATCCTTTTCAGGCATCTTTTTTACCCTTCTTAGTTTTCTTTTCTTCTGAACTTGTTTTTTTAGCTTCTTGCTCTGCTCGTTTTTGTTCTAACTTAGCATCACGAGATTCATTAATCTTCAATAAAAGTTCATCAGCTAAAGCTTGATCTGATTGAATGGCTTCACAGAATTTAGGGAAGCCAACCCATTTCTTATCGCCATATTCATGAGTAACAGTAGATGTTTTTTGTACTACACCATAATCAATAGCTAAACTCGCTATCTCTTCATGTCGATCAATTACACCAATACCAAAGTTTACTTTAAACTCACACTTGCGTGGCCACGGACCAAACTTTGACTTTTCAATTGTTGCATACATTACATGGCCAATTTTTTGTTCTTTATCATCAAGAATTTGCTTATCTTTAGCACTAGCGGCTGTAAAGTAAATATTAGCAGACAAAAAATGACTATAACTATTACCACCAGAAAATGTGTGATCTGAACCATATGGATCCATACCATCCTTTTTGTGGTTAATAAAAATGAATGGAACTTGAGATTTATTAGCTTCCAAAGATAATTTACGCAATGTAGTCGTTAAAAATCTAGCTAATAAGGAAATATTCATCTTACCAACTCTAGAAACATCTTCGCCTGGAGGGATAATAGCTCCTAGAGAATCTACCACTACCATATTTACATTAATATCTCCAGCCATTACTAAATCTAAAAGACCATCTTTAGATTTGCCAATCAATTCATGAGTCTTTTTATCTTCCTTAGGAACACCAAGAATCATTTCAAAACACTTACGCCCAACAACTGCTGTTTCTTGCTCTACTAAAATTAATCTTGAAGTGTCAAGACCTAGTGATTCGGCCCAGTTAGGATCAAATGTTCCTTCTGCATCCACCCACATTTGTTGGGAATCCGGATCATTTAATTGTGCTTCTCGAACGGCTAACATAGCCATTAATGTTTTTCCAGAACCACTTGGTCCATAATATTGGAAAATTCTTCCTTTTGGAAGACAGCCTGCAGTTAATGCGTCATCTAATATCAAGGAACCTGTAGAAGTTCCTACCAATTTTTGACCCACTGTTTCATGAGCCATCTTAAAATCTAATTGTTCCTCTGAGTCCGAGTAACTTTTGAAAAAAGCTTCTAATTTATTCGACATTTTATCTCCCATCATTCGTAACCATCGGGAATTTTCTCGCCTGCCGTACCACCGTTACTATATCCGAGGATCGTCCGACGTAAGCCCTGCGCAATGTCTTTAAAATGATGGTGAGCCTTCACCAAAATTTCGTATTTGCGCTCCAGGACGAGCTTGCTTCCCTTAGCTATTGCTAATTTAATTTGCACTTGTTCAACTTCGGGCGCTGATTCTCCAGCCCATTTTTTCATATCTAAAGTCGTTCGAGCACCATCTGGAGCTTGATAACTTAAAGATACTTTATTCTTCGTGCTATTTACTTTTGTTTCTAAATACCCTACCGTCTTAACTATTTTACCTAAATACTCTGTTAGTATATCTGCTCCCCTTAACGCTTGTTGCTGCAATAGTTCAGCATGAGCCAAATCAATCGCATCAGTATTTTGAAGTTTTTCCAACACCAGCTGAATTTCTGTTAGATCAAAATTACTAAAATCTTCCTCTAATTCAGTTCCCAAAAAATCACCAAGCCTTACATGCTGGACCATATCTACTTCCTTCTATTATATGTAATGAAACGAACTTTTTCTCGACAAATAAATTATCTATTATCTGGATGACTATATGAATCAGCCCAATAATCTTCAACCTCATCTAATGGATATAAACCTTGCCCATCACAGTCTGCTCCAATCCAGGAGCCTTCTTCTATATTTATAGAAATAACTTCTGTTTCTTGACCAAAACCCATGAACCAAACTTTAAGTCCCACTTTAAAATCTTCTAATTTCATTGGCTTATCCTTTTGGTAATTTAGTCTTAACTTGTGCTACTAAATCATCTACCTGTTGATGCATAAGCCTTAAATGCTGATGCTGCATAATACTCATCAAAAATAAAAAAACCTCAAAACTAGTACGAAATTTAGATGGCGGCTTTAAAAAAACTATAATCCCATTATCATCAGTTTCAAATAACTCTTTAAAATAATCCTCACCTTTATTGGGCGGAGCAGTATATGACTTAACAATTTTTTGGTACATAGTCCATTCATCATCAGTCATATCTAATTTTTTATTATCTACAATACGAATGGACATAACTTACCAGTCCTTATTAAAATTATGAACGAGAAAATGATCCTTTAGCTCCTGAGGCTACATTACGACGAGCCTCTGATACTTTAGCTTGTAATCTTTGTAAATGCGCTAAATCTTTAGCATTGACATTTGCCCCAGAGCCACCACCTGAACTTTTACTGGCAGCTGCTGCTAAATTAGCTTGTAAAATATAATCCCCTCCAGGCAAATCATCTTCAAAGTCAGTATCAATGGAAGATACTATATCAGTGCCTCCAGAAATTAACTGTTGATATTCGGCGACTGCTTCCGGATCAGCATTATCCAGCATGTCTGCTGGTAACATCATGCTTCCGCCAGTAACATCAGTTAAGCCCTGTGATCCTGCCTTCTTGATTTGTTGCGCCATCTGCTTAAGATGTTGAGTCTTTTCTGTAGGAGACTGGTAGATGTTGGGACCTTGCTGTTGTTTGGTGGGGAAATTTTTGATAACTTCAGCTCTTTTAAAGAAATCGTTGGTTTTTTCTTCTGATTGAATCTTCTCAGCAACGACCTCCTCTTCTCCTGTTTCAGTTTTTACTTTAACAGTAAATTTCTGAGACTCTCTTCTCTTTTGAAAATCCTTCTCATCCTCAATCTTTTGAAGTTCTTTAAGCATTTCCTTTGGCATATATTTGCCAATATCAGGAGAATCAGTTTTAATATAACTATGATTAGATAACATCCAATCATTTAATTGATTAGAATATCCAGATAATTCTTCCATAGTCTCTCTAAGAGTTCCAAATAGATTTTTTAAATGTTCTTCCATGATGTGTTTACCACAAAATGGACATACGTTCATATCAATAGCGTGAGTCCATTGAGGATTAATTTCTATTTCACATGATATGCATTTCATTATTTGCTCGCTCTCCAAAAAAGCCGTGGTTTAATGCTAGCTGTTTTAATAAGTGTTTTCTTGGCCAAATATGCCATAGCGTACACACTTATTCCATCCTGTATATACCTACCTATTTGTTGGCTTAATTGATTAATAGTATCAGGAGATTTAGACTTAATTTCATTAACTAATTGCCTAATACGATAAACACTTAGTGGTAATGCATTTTTATCAGAAATATAATTGGTGGTAATAAATCCAAGAGATGATTGTAGTTCCTTATTATTATATGTTTCAGAAAATTCATATAATTTCTTTAACCTTATTTCATAAGGGGTGGGCGGCTCGTCATTATCTAATAATAAATCTTTAGATAAGTCTTTAATCTTACCTCTATCTGAACGTTGTGGAACTGATCTAATTGGCATATTACCTTATTTTACTCTTCGAAAGGGGCCCTTTTTAAAAGTTTTTACAACTTCTTTTTTGGACTTGGGTTTATTAGAAGTAGTTACTTGTAAAGCTGGAAGAAATTCTTTTAACTCTTGAATTGGATCTGGCTTTACAATAGCAACAGTTTTGATAGGGGCCGACCCATCATCTATCAAACTTAAATCAGTTATCCTTTTAAACTCATCAGCAGTAAGTTTTAAATTATTAAGTTTGCTGGTGACTTTATTTAGTCCAGTATGGAATTTGGAGAAATTAAAATCTTCATCATACTCTTCAGTAACTTGTGGATCAAAAACTTTATTAAGAATTTCTTGAGCACGTTGGCCTGGTTTTGTTTTAGGATCAATACTTTGCACTTCTAATAAATGTATCATTAATTTATTTAGTGGTGATACTGTTTTATCCATCAGAGTAATTCCTAAAGACACATACTTAGATAATAATGCAGGATTTTTCTTTAAAAAAGTTGTAATAACATTCATCATTTCTTCCCCATATTCTTTGATTTTCTACCACGTCTAGGCTTTTCAACAATGGTAGAAATTTGTTTAGCCGATTCTAATTCTTTTTTGGTAGGATTAAAAACCAAATCAGATGTTAAAACAGAATCATTTACGTTAAAATTGCCAAGGGCGGAGTCACTTGAGCCGGTATAGTTGAGTGATTGTGGAGTTAATTCAACACTTCTGTTGACTACACCCTCGGCAATATCCTCATAGGTTACTACAGAAGAACCTAATGAGGAGGAGACATTTAAAACTGTAGATAGATCTTTCATTAGTTCTTCTACTTCAGGAGCATCAATTGGGTTGATAGAAACGCCACCCTCTATTCCAACCTTATGAATCTCATCTACTAATTCTTGAGCAGTCAAGTTATCAGCTTTAGCAATTAAATCATCCAAGGCTTCTGCCTCAGCCACAAACATGTTTGGCTTTGGCTTTTCTCCCTTAGGCTTGATAAACTTTTGAAAATGCTTTTGCACTTCCTCCGATTTTGGTTTGTTGCGGGAATATTTTGGAAGCTCAGAAAACGCATTTGACCTTAAACTGAAATTAGATAAAATCCAAGCGGCAAAATCCTCAATAGTTCCATTGTTTTTAGATAACTCTACCGTTTTCTTAAGAACCGAAGACATAACCTCATTTGTTTGAACTATTCCCATTGATATCTCCATCATCTCAATATCTTCAGGTACAATTATAGTTCCCGAATCAGATTGATAAGCGCTTGCTAAACGAGGATCATTTGCCTTAAACCAACGCCAAGCAGTTAAATAAGAAATTCCTTGCTTGTCTGCCCACTCTTTTAGCTTCATAACTTCATCCCTTATTATGCCTACAAATATATACAAATAATATCATGTATATCACTTTTTTTGTTTTGCCCGGTTTTTAACCTGTTTCATTATCAATTATATCAGTCATTATCAGGATCTTCATCTAAATCAATCAATCCCTCATCATATAATGTATCTTCAATTTCTTCCAATAAACTCTTAGGATCATTGGAATTCTCAGTAGATTCTTTATTTTTTGCTTTTGTTTCTTTAAGATTAACTTTTTTAGCTTTCAAATCGATTGGTAAAGCAGGAATCATCGCTACATCAAACAAGTTATCTAAAATAATACCAATATCATCTTCATAATTATTAGTATTTCCACCGAAACTGAGACCAACACCAGCATCAAAGGTCGCCTTACTACTCACTTCTTTAAGACGATTTTGTACCATCTGCCAACGATCTGGAAATATAGTACATGAACATTGTTCTCCGTTTTTATCCTCAATAACTGCTTTAATCATGGATTGCCCATAATACTTACTGGTTTCTTTTTTAACTTTGAATTCAAAAAAGTCACGAATAATACCTTTTATAGGAGATAATTTGGTTTTATCTTTAGCCTTTTTAATATCATAGATAGTATAATGAGTATCTTTAAAAAACTTACCGTAAGCTTCTACTGGTTTACAAGTAAATGATTCTCCCAAATAATATTGCTCAAGTGCATATAATTCAGATAATTTCCAATCTGGTTCGCTAGGCCAAGGATATAAAAACTCTTCTTTCTTGGGGTCGTGTTTTTTTAACCATACTTGAAGTTTTTTACGAAAATCAGAACAATACAAGTATAGTAATTTCCTAGGAATACCAAAACTATCCATAGCACCAGCAGCTGCTAATGCTTGGATACTATTAGCCCTTACTTTCTTAGAATCTACACGTACCATAAAATCGAAGAAACTAATAAATGGTCTTTTTTCAATGATATCTTTAATAGCATCATCACCAACAAACTTAAGCGCATCCAAGCCAGTTAATAACTTATTATCTGTAATAGTATAAGTCAATTGTGACGAGTTCACATCTGGTGGCAATAATTTTACTTTATGTTTCTTAAGCTCTTTCTTAATTTTATCAATATTACTTTTGGCATCTGGAGTATTAGACTTAACTTCAGCCATTAAGTTGGCTAACAAAAACTCAATTGGAAAATGACTTTTAAGATAAGCAGTTTTATATCCTGTCATAGAATACACAACAGCATGTGATACATTGAAACCATAACCTTGAAACTTATCAACAACTTCATCCCAAATACGTTGTGCAATAGCTTCTTGCACACCAAGTTTAACTGCATCAGAAATAAATTCGGTTCTCCATTGCTGTGCTTTTTTGGGGTTTTTACCTTTTTCTTTAGTCAGTTTACGTAATCTATCAGCAGAATGTAGGCTCCAACCAGCTACATCTTGGGCTAAATACATAAGACACTCTTCATATAAACCAAAACCGTATGTACCATTAAAGGCCCTACCTAATTTTGGATGCAATAGAGACATTGGTTTTTCACCATTTCTGGTTTTAATAAAATCGCTACGCATATCTCTAGCAGAGGGGCGGGCTAAAGCATTAATATTAGCTAAATCATTAATGGTGGCCGGCTTAATACGTTTACACAAATCAATAGTGCCCGCACTAGTGCCTAATTGAAATACACAAAAA